CCATGACTATTAGCCTTGCTACTTCAGACAAGTGGAAAACGCCTGAAGGGGAAAGAAAAGAACAAACCGAGTGGCACAAAGTAGAGTTTAGAGGGGCAATAGCCGAGATAGCTGACACGCTCAAGAAAGGCTCAAAAATATATGTCGAGGGAAAGATTCAGTATCGAGAATGGGAGAAAGACGGAGAGAGGAGATTTTCGACAATCATCAAAGCCTACAACTTCCAATTCCTGTCACCAAAAGATGAACCATTTGTTGATGATGATATACCATTTTAGGAGGTAGCATGAATAGACTTGAAGAGATGCAGAAACAGTTTGAGGCTTTTCACAAAAACAACCCTCACATCTGGGAGGAGTTTGTTAAACACACTTTTCAGATGATTGCTAAAAAATCAAAGTATTCGGCTAAAGCAATCTTTGAGGTAATTAGGTGGAGCAAAATTATTACCAGTGACAACACCACTGATTTTAAAATCTCAAACAATCATGTTCCCTTTTACGCCAGAGCGTTCATAGAAACATACCCGGAGCATGAGGGGTTCTTTCAAATCAAGAAGCAAACGAGCGTTTATAAGGTTGCGAATAATTGGGGAGATCCAACGCCAGAGGATGTTTAGTCTCTAGGGACTATTTCTTTAGACTTTGATTGTCTGCGTCTGTTTTCTCGCAAATCTCGTTCAAGTAAGTTTCTGATGGATTGGAGAGCATTTTCTTGATTGATGCCTCTTACTCTATCCCTTGCGCCTTTTGCTAGGTTGACTCCTGTTTGCATCATTGTCGGCTGCCCTAACATAGTGTTTTCTAATGCTGATTCAATGCCTCTTTGGGTTTCTCCCCGAAAACCAGTAACAGCACTTGGCCTTCCTAAAAGATCATCTAAATTTTGTGCAAAAAGAGATAAAGTTACTAAATTCTGATCCTTTATGCCTCCAACCGTTTGAACTTTGTTAATCGCATCTAGCAAACGCGCCCTTGTCATTCTGTCTGAAGTTAAACCTTTTAATAAAACGCCAAATTGTTTTGAAGTTGTAATGGAGTCGAAATCTGTTTTTGCTGGTGCAATATCTTTAAAACTGTCTATTGCATCTGTAATAATACTGAATTTATCGTTTGCTTTAGCGTAACTGTCGCTTTTGTTTCTTAAATAATTATTTATATCTCGATTAAAATCTTTAATTATTCTCTCTGTACTCCCTGCAACCCCTCCGGGTTGTTTTTTGTCATAATTAAGTTTTTCGTTTACTGCTTGTTTGAGATCATGCAACCCTTTAGCGTCTTTTGGATTTTTTGCAATAGTAAAAATTTTCCTAATTAAATTTTGAGACGTTGGGTTTATTTCAACAAGTGTTGTGCCTTCAAAAATTGGGTTTAAATTTCGATCAAATTCTATATTTAAATCTTCAGAAAGATCATTTATAAATCTATTACCGATATTTAAAACTTCTTGATCGTTATCTATAGAAACGCCTTTCAAAGTGTTGGCTTCTTTTTTTACCTCTTGTCCTGCTTTAGTTTTTGCAGTTCTTAATTTTGTAATATTATTGAATAAAGCTTGCCCCGGTATATCGCTTGCTCTATCTAATTGTTCTTCTGTATAGTTAGTTAATCCCTTTGATCTCAAATTGACCATTTCTAACATTTTTTCTTTGTCAGGAATTGATGCTTGTTTAATCATTTGAACTTTTGACTCATCAAGCCCTTGTTTTATTACTTCGATAGCTTCTCTGTCTTTTTCTATTGTTTTATCTCTAGTAAAACCTTCGGGATCTGGAATTTTAGTTTTAGCAAGTTCTGCACTTTGATCTCCTGATCTAATTCTATTTGCAGTTTCCTCTTTTTTCGTAATTGTTGGCTCTAGTTGTCTGCCAGTAAGAAACTGACTAGGGCCACCAGATAAAAATGGAGGTAAATATCTTCCAGCAAATCTACCTAAATTTTCTTGTAATTGCTTTCCTGCTTCTGAGGGAGGCTCATAAAAAGGAATCAATCGGTTACGACCAAACGCTTCGGCCCTTTGCTCTGCGGTTCTTTGAATGTCTCTTGCGCCTTCTTGTGTTCCAAAACTGCCATCTGATAGAGCTTTTCCAAATCCTTCAACTGTCCCGACCACATTACCAATCGCAGGAATAACTGACGTTGCACCTGAAAGCACAACATCTGCCACGCCTCTCGCTCCTTCTAACCCTCCCGGTACGTCTTTGAACAATTCGTCTAAAGGTGTTTCAGATGGAAATCTGTCAACAAAATCATCAACTGCTTGAGGCGTAATTGATCTAAATAACTGCCTTCTTCCTTTTACAATATCTGGCTGTTGATTTCTAACTTCATCTAACAAAGTTCTAGTTGGTGCAAATTCCTCTAAAGTTGGAATTTCAGATTCTTGAGATTGAGAATTATCTGACTTTTTTCGAGATCGTATTTCTTCAAGTAAAGTAGCCATTATTTTTGCTCGTCTCTTCTAATTAATTCTGCTTCTAAAGCATCTACAAACTCTTGACCATAACTATTCAATAAAGATTGTCGATCTTGATTTGCAATTTTTTCAATCGTGACTTGTGGCAAAGTAGAAAAGCCAAATTTGTCAGCAGAACTTTCACTTTCGCCTTGTTTAAACTTTGCAACTCTATTGACTAAATCCTGACCGCCTAACCTTTTTAACTCTTCATTGGTTAGGGAGTTTAATTCAGACTCATTTAATGAGCTTAAAATTATGTTTATTTTATCTCCTGTCGCTGCTGCGTTTGCCCTATCATAAGTAACTAAGTTTTTATTGACTTTAGACTTTTCTGCCAGATCGTTATAAGTTGCAACGTTTAAATCATATCCTTCTTTTTCAGCTTTGTATAAATCTTTAGCTCGTTCGTAAAAGTCAATCCTTTGACTAGCAGAGAGACGCGCGCCTTCTACAATTTGGTTATATAGGCTCCTTACTCTATCGTCCACGCCTCCTGAGTTTTGTGCTGTTGCAAACTCTCCTTCTCTTACTGTCGAGCCGGGATCTAAAATCTTCATGTATTGAAAAATTAAGGACAAATCTCCTGCCCCTGTACCTGTAAGACTTCCTTGTAGCCGACCAAAAGCCTGATCAATTTTTGAAAACTGATCGGTAGCTCTTCTAAATTCTCCTCGCAAGTCTTTAGTTCTTTGATCGACCCCTTCTAAACTTTTTCTATCTTGTAATGCTGTTCGTAATTGCTCTCTTGTTGCTTTGGTAGTTGTTTGACCGTTTACAATTCTCCCGTCTGACGTAACGCCAGCAGGTAAAAAGTTTTCAATATTTTTGTCTTCTTGAGAAAGTTTTGCTGTTTGCCCTCTAACCCTAGAAACGTCAAAGGTAGGAAGGTTCTGAGAAGTTACGATAGGACGATTGATTCTTTCCTCTATCTCTCTCAATCTTTCTTCTCTGCCACTTCTAAAAGCAGGAATCTCAAGCGGTTGTCCAGCAGTCATTGGATTGTTAAATGCAAACTCTTCAGAGTCATCAACATAACCAGAGTTATCTAGATCCATTCCTCGCCTAATTGCTTCTGCTTGATTTCGCTCTGCCTCTCCTCTGTTAATACCTTGATTTTCCATCAGTTGCTTGATTCTGTTTTCGTAGCTTCCTGCTTCTTTAAAAACTCCGGGCATTCTTTCTTGCGTGAAAGTAATTTCACCTTTTCCGTCTTCCACGACAACTGGAGAGGCTGTCGGAGCTTTTGTTACAAACTCAGGCAAAATATCGTCCTCAGTATTCATCTGTCCGTCCGGGCCAGCCTGACGATAACGCTCTCTTAGAATTTCCTCTTGAGATTGCAAAGATTGATCTGCTTTTCTATTTTGCCGTCTACGTTGTCCACGACTAAACAAGTTGCCTAGTAAGTTTCTTGCTGTTCGCCCTAATGCCCTGTAAGGATTTTCTTGTCCTTGAAAGCCCGGTAACACTTGAGGGCCAGAGGGAGTCATTACAGTTCTGCGCCCTTTGAAATTAGGATCAGTCTGAAATGGTACGTTTACGAATGTTCCTGTTGTGGGATTAAAAACACTTTGCATCCCCTGCTGAGGCATATTGCGATTTTGGAACATTTGATCCATCATCATAATTCTTTGAAGTCTGTTTGCCATTTGATTTGCTCCTTTAACTTCCCAAAAACCCGCCAAGAAGGTTTGAGAATCTATTGCCTCTTTGTAATCCTTCGTATGCTCGATTATCTCCTAACTGCTGATATGCACTTTGTCCAAGAGTTCCAAAAGTGCCAACGTTTCCGGTCAAGCCAGTTGCACCCTGACGGCCAATATCAACAAGGCCAGTTAACTGATTAATGAGCGTCTGATCTCTTGCGATTGCGTCTTGATTTGCAAAACGAGACATATCAAATTCCGTACCTGCTAAATCAGCTTCAGACTCAAATCTTCTAATGTCCGCCTGAAGAGCCTGATCGTCTTGAAATCTTTGAGCGTCTGAAATAGCTCCAAGTCGATCTATCTCTCTCCCAAATCCCTCTCTGCCCGAACCAAGTAACTGAGAGTAAAACTGTTGATCTCTGTCTAATCTGCTTGCATCCTGAACCCTTCCAATGTCTGCTAAGTCTCCTGCGTACTGAGCAGCAGTTCCGATAGCTTGCTGTTGTAATTCTTGCAGAGTCCCACCCGTATTTAATCGGCCTTCAGCAGCAGCAGCCGATTCAATGGCTCGTCTCCCTTCATCCTGTAAGAATCGTAAGGTTGGATCTTGTGGGTTGAAAGGATCAATTAAATTAACGTCTGTTCTGATTGCTTCAGGGATTGTTCCAGTATCTAAACCTAGCAGGAGATCAGCGACGTTGATTTGATTAACAGTCGGATCAACAGCCTCAATTGCGGCTGCTTCTTCAATTAAAGGCAGGATGTCTATTTCAGGCTGAATTCTGCGAGACTCTGGAAAACTAGGCTCTCGATTTATTAAATCTCTTAGCTTGTTTATTTGGTAGCCAAGGAAAGGAGCTTTCTCTCCTGTACCAACGTTATAAAAGGGACGAAAAACTTCTTGTCGGCCTATCATGCGCTCAAGAAACTCTAACTCAGCTTCACTCGCATCTCGCAACGCATCGGTATAATACTCTTGAGCTTGCCGATCTATTGCAGCAGCAGCAGCAACATCAATTATATTGCTAATCGTTGCGTTTCCACCTTGGCCTAGTGCTTGCGCTGCGGCTCCCCCAATCCCTTCGGTAAAAATGTCTTTAAAAAAATCTCCAATTCTGGACATTATTGATTCCTCGTCATCGTCTCCGTCTCCGTCTCCGGGCGGTAATTGTGGTAAATCGTTTTCCTCTTCAGGGTTTTCATTTCCCGGTGGCAATCCTCCCGGTAATTGTCCCGGTGGCTCTTGATTTGTAGGAGGCTCGTCAGACTGATCTTCTGCCTCTGTTTCTGCTTCTTCCTCTGACTCTGAAGATTGATCCGTACTTTCGTCATCAGTAGGAGGTAAATCTATTTCACCGCTAGGCGGTAACTCACTGTCTCCCGGCTCATCTTCTACTGGAGGCTCATTGTCGTCATCAGGAATCGGGAGCTCTGGGAACTCTTCCTCTATTGTGTCATCGCCTGTGTCGTCTGGCGTGTCGCTAGGAGGAGGTAACTCAGGGGAGTCGTCTTCTGTTTCTTCTTGATCAGGTGGTTGAGGAGAGTCGTCCTCTCTTCCGGGAAAAGGAAAAGTAAAATCATCTTCTTCCCCTGTATCTGTTTCTTGCGAGGGGCCGGGGGGCAAATCGTTCCCATCGTCTGGCAGAGACGGTTCTGCTAAAAAGTCTTCGTACTCTTCTGCGCTGACAACTCCGTCATCATTTGCATCTGCGCCTTCTGCAAGTCTTGCGTTTTGTCTTGCAACTGCCTCAGCAGGGGTCAAACCTTCAGAACTTATAATCTCAGCAATTCTATTTTTGTACGCTTGTGAGGCGTTCTCAGGGAACCCCGGAACATCTACGCCATAGAAAGGAGCGAGCGACTCCCTAGCTTCCTCCGCAGACATTGTTCCTTTTGTAAAAAACTCTAACTGTTCATCTGTCAAGTCAAAAGGATTTACTAAACCCTCTCTAATGTCTTGCAATAGCTCTTGACGGTTTTCTGCGTCTTCAATGTCCTCAAGTTCTGCATCAGTTGGCGGCTGAAACAAAGGAGGAGGAGATTCAAAATCAACATCTAAGACATCAGGAATGTCGTCTGTATCTGCACGATAACCGGGCTGCGTAAATATATTGTATAAAGAACCTGAATCAACTGCCATCAGATCACCACATACTCGCCTGACGCATCGAGGAACACAACTCTCAAGACATCAAACTGACTTGCAATAGACTTAGACGCTGATCCATCTATTGTTTCGGCTCCTGCTGTATCCACGGTGACTGCCCCACTTCCCATGCGTTTGATTATCACTTGTTGTCCGTCCTTTGGTGAAACGTGGAGACTTACTACCACGCTACTAGAACTATCAACCTCAACGATCTCTAGCGCAGCTTCGCCAGTTGTTGTGTACGCTGCTGTTTGTCTGGAGTAAAAAGGTTTTATCAGGGAAAACATATCGATCACTACTTGCCGAAGAGCCTCTGCTTCTACGTTGACCCTGATCCCTTTGGGATCCCTTAATATTCTTGTAGTCATGTCAGTCTAGTAACTTCGTATTAGCGTTCACAAACACTGGTTTGCAGTAAGCGGTTATGTTCACTTGTGAATTTCTTTTCTTGTGTCGTTTTTCTTTTGCGTAGGTGTGTCCGTGTTCTACCCACTCACTAAATTGATTGCATCTCAAAATATCAGCCCAATAGCTAACCTCTTGTTGCTGGCCGTCTATTAGGACTATTAAGGCAAAAGCGAGCTTGCTCATTTAACATTTAACCCTGCCGCATTGCCTTATGTTTTTTTGTCGTTCTCTTGCTTCTTGCAGTCGCTCTTTTGCGTTTTTCAGCTGATAGGGTTTATAAACGTACTCGTAAGCAGCATAAGCAAAACCTAATACTAAAAGCATTGCAAAGACTACCGCAAAGGCTGTTATGTATTCCTCAATCTTTTGTTTTCGTTGCGCTCGTCTTTTTGCAACTGTTTTTAAAAACCTTGCGTGATCTGCTTGAGCTTTTGCCTTGATCTTTTGGGCGTTTCGGTAAAGCTCCATGCCTCCATTGATGCTGAGGCACATATCATGCAGTTTTCGATCAATTGCTTGAGCGTCCCTTTTTGCTAGGCTGATCTTCATTGCTTCAGCGGTTGTCAAAGGACGTTTAGCTTTTGTCTTTTGTTCAAATCGTAAAATGCGAGACTCAGCACTTGTCAGATTTGAGATCATGTCTCCAACTGTTGCAGCCGTTTGCTGAGTGTCTTTTGCTAAATTTACTGCTTGGTTTATAGAGCTGATAGCACTAATGATCCCTGCTACTTCAAAGATCATTTTTTAACCTAAAAATTTTGCAGCCAACAAACTCCCTACCAAAAAAGGATAGAGCGCATAGACACTCATTTCAATCCGATTCATTCGCTGTTCAATGTTTTGATAACGAATCAAGCACTCTTTTTCGTGTTGCGATAGATCAGACATCAACTAGGCTTCTCAGGCCAATCGTTCTCGCCTGAACCATTTATGTCAGGGACTTTGAGGTTAGGCCAGTTTTCATGCTTTGTAATATCTCTTAACGCTTGGCGATATGTCTTCCATTCTTCGGACATCGTGACATCACTTAGCGCCATCCAATCCGTCTCTACTAATCTTCTGTTCCGTTCTGCCCTTTGTGCTTCTGCCTGTCTGTTGTTTGCTTCTGTCTGTACTTCTGCCTTCTCGGCGTCTGTTAAATCTTCTATTTTATGCAGATAAACAACATTGTCCTCAATGTAAGGATCAACGCTCGTGCTTTTCTGGGTCATTCTGTCGTAAGGGCGACTCATGTAAACAGGCATTACAGAGTTTTCTGTCATCCAATCGGCAGGTGGGCCAGATTTAGGAAACGCAACATTCTTAAACAACTCTCTGTGTTCTCCCATGCTTTCTACTTTATTGTCTTTGATTATTGCTATTTGCATATTATTTACCTATAAATTGGGAAATTCTTTACTGGGTGCGGTGAAGTTGCTCGTATACCTTGCTTTATGAGTAAGTCTAAATTCATCAATATATCCAGAAAAAGAGTAGTTTCCATTTGAATAAGACCCGATTACGTGAGAGTAATCACTTGCGCCTGTAAGTTTTGGAATATCAGTTGTAACCGATGTTTGACCACTTGCAGTCCCATTTATAAAAATTGTTAAGGTACTGTTTGAACTATCTCTTACTACGGCAATATGTGTCCATGTATTTGTTGAAATTGTGCTAGTAGATTGAAACCCATTTACATCGTAACCACCTGACGCATTACCAATGTAAAGTGTTACTTTACTATCAGTCCATATATAAATTTGAATTCCGTATCCCGCTGAATAAATGCAACGATAATTACTAACGTCAGTAACATAAGCAAAACACTCAACAGTAAAAGATTGAGTACCAACAGGGGCCAGATGATAATTACTCAAAACTAACCGATCACCAGTGCCATCAAACTCTGCGCTTGCAGTTCCAAACTTTTTAACGCTTGTATCTAGTTGAGCATTGCCCACGGTGTCTATATTTGTTTTACCTGATTGATCAAAGATAGCGGCATTGGTAAAGTTTGTAAGCAACTTAGTGTTCGTTACAGAACCAAGGGGAGCCGTGGGAACGGTAAGCGTTGAAGCATTGCTGTAAGCATTACTTCCTTTTAAAACCCTTACGTCTGAAATATAGCCGCCATAAAAAAACTGACTTGCATAGGCTGGACTAAGCCCTACTCTTACTCCTGTTGCGCTTGCTGAGAAACTTGGGTTGTTTGTTGCATTGTAAACTCGTACACCATTTATGTACCAATTCTCAGTTCCAGATGTGTTTTGAAAAACTATATGACTCCATGAGAATCTGTTTGGCATATGGTCAAAACTGCCAGAGTAGTTGCCAGATGGATAACTTGATAGTCCGGCAGCTGCTGAATTTCCACCGCCATCCGTCCACGCCCAATACTGATTTACGCCTATAGTATTGAAAGCCATCGCCCAATTTACGATAAATGTGGTGGTTGGATATACCCACATTTCTACAGTGTAATCACCAGTGCCAAAATCAAAATCAGTTGCATCCGACACATCAAAATAACAGTCACTTGTCTGGTCAAAAAATCCTGATCCTCCTTTACTGGCCGCACTATAACTAGAACTAGGCGCAAAGGGTGAGAAGGGTTGCACCTTTGGCAGAATGGTAGAAGTCATGTGATTTACACCTGAAGCATTAGGCGCAACTCTGTGAGCAGATGTACTTTTGTCTCTGAACCTATTGCTACAGCAAGTTAAAAGTTTTGTGTTTGTTACTGCTGTTAGAGGGGCAGTTGGTACAGTATAACTTGAGCCTGTATAGAGGGCTGTCCCCTTTAGCACTCTTAGGTTAGAAATAAAACCGTCTGTATAATTTCCTGATCCTGAATAATTTGCGCCAATATATAAATTTGAAGAAGGTTTTAAAATACTTAGAGTATCACTAGACCAAGTTGCAACTTGCGCTCCATTCATAAATAAATAACCAGTAGCTGAACTTCTACAAACTGCAATATGAACCCATTGATTTAAAGGCACATCATCAGTGCTTGTACCTTTTGTCGTATTATTTTGGAGAAGCCTAAGTTTTCCTGCGCTTGTTACATAAAAAAGCAATCTTGCGCTTGTAGCGGAGTTATCTCTGCCATCATAAATGTGTTGTCCACTGCCTGTGCTGTTTAAAAATACCCAAGCCTCAATCGTGTAATCACCAGTGCCAAAAGCAAAATCATCAGATGTTGGAATTGCTAAATAATCATCAGTTCCATCAAAACTCGCTGACCACTTACCCTCGTCAGCACTGAAAGGGCTGAAGGCTCCTTGCACAATGTCAGCATTTCTTGTGACAGTGTGAGATTCAGGAGAGCTATCAAGAAGTGTATTGTTCTGCGCCCCGTTTGAGCCGTC